AAAATTTTGATCCAATAAACAAATTTTTTAAACTAAGCACTTCTTAAGATTAATATTTATTTTTATATGTGACAATTAGTAACCAGTTTGTTAGATTATGTGAACTTTATAAAGCTGGTTAAATTATGAAAAAGAATATTAGTTTACTAATTTTAAGTATTGGCATAGTTGGTTGTGCTTCTCCATCCTACAATTATCAAGCTGTCCCTAAAAATATAAGCAAGCCCTCAATTGGTTCAGTTAATAAAGCATTTGTAGGGGATCAAATGCTTGAACAAGGTATAGTGGTTGATCGTGAAGTTCTAAACGTACCTGAAAATATTAAAATTAGCTTTGCCTATTCCCTTACTTCAGGCATTTACTTAAAAACGGGCCAAAATGAAAAAGGGCAATATTTTCAGCCATTCAACACTGTAAGCGGAGGGGGGATGGTTCAGAAAAACCCTTTAGCTGACCCATTTAAAGTAGTTATGTTTGATAATGAAGGTAAGCTTTGTGTAGTAACAGTATTTAATGCAAAAAACTGTACTGATAAACATCAAGCTACTATGAAGACTGTAGCAATTGCATCAGATAATTCCTTCCAACAAACATTAATTTATAGTGGAAAATTTGGAAATAAAATTAATGTCGGGTACCGTGAATTCTCAAGTAATCAAGCACGTCCTGCATTCAATAATGATGTTGAATATGATTTAAGCCAATCTAAGCAAATAGGTTATAAAGGTGCTTTATTGGAAGTAATTGATGCCACTAATCAAGATATTACTTACAAAGTTTTGAAGAACTTTAACAAGGTAGATTAAGATGAGTGCACCACAATATAAACCAATGAGAGAAAGTGAAGTTTGTAATGCTATCGGGTGGGTGTTAATAGCTCTCGGCTTTATCGCAGGTTTTTTATTTATTCTTGCATTTGGTCGAATTGAAGTAGCTTCTTACTATGGTAAAGAAACGGTTTGGTCTGGAGTTATGATAGCAACAGGAATCGGAATTATATTTAATGGATTCCTTGCAGGCTACTTATTTCAAAAAGTAGCTAGTATTCTTCGTTACCATGAGAATAAATAATATCTTGCATAAGCACCCTAGGATGCTTTTTAAAATTGGTTTAACTACCCTGCTTGGTAATTATATTTAACTTAAAAAGAACTACCCACTCATTGAGTGGGTTTTTTATTGCCTAGAGGAAAGTAAAATGGCACAAGAATCCCGTTTGGTCATTGTTATTGATTCGCAAAATGCTGAACGTAATGCGCGTAATCTAGGCAATGAACTTGTTAGCATTGAACGTAAAGGTGAATTTGCATCTAAGTCTATGGACAGCTTGTCTGTAGCCACCAGAGCTTTAGCTGGACACATGGCTGGTTTATTAACAGTAGGTTCAGCCATTTCAAAGATGGATACATATACTGGATTACAAAATCGCCTTAAGTTAGTCACTAACAATCAAGTTGAACTAAATAAAGCAACGGAAGACACTTTCCGAATTGCTCAAAAAACCTATTCAGCTTGGGATTCTGTGTTACAGGTTTACCAGCGTTTTAGTGATAATGCCAAAACTTTAAACCTCACAATGGATGACACAGCACGTTTAACTGAAACAGTTTCTAAAGCTGTAGCAATTAGTGGTGCAAGCGCAGAAGCTGCTGATGCAGCTTTAGTTCAGTTCGGGCAGGCCTTGGCTAGTGGAACGTTGCGTGGAGAAGAACTTAATTCTGTAATGGAGCAAACCCCAGCACTAGCAAAGGCTATTGCTAAAGGTATGGGTATTACTGTAGGTGAATTACGTTCAGTAGCAGCTGAAGGAAAAATTACTTCACAAGAAATTGTAAAAGCGCTTAGAAATGTAGAATCTGATGTTGATGCTCTTTTTGCTAAAACAGATATCACAATCGGGCAGTCTCTCACACTCCTAAACAACGAGATCACAAAATTTGTTGGCGAATCAGGTAAGGGAAGTGGTGCGGCACAGGTATTAGCTGGATCAGTTCAAACTCTTGCAAGTAATTTAGATTTAATTGCTGATGGGGCTTTAGTAGTTGGTATTGGATATATCACTCGTGCAATTTTGATGAAGAGCGCTGCTATTAAAGAGGGAATGGCTTCAACTTTAGCGAGCCGCCAAGCATCTGTATTAAATGCTCAAGCAGAATCTGCAGAAGCTACCGCTGCTTTGAATGCAGCAAAAGCTCATCTCGCGAATGTGCGAGCAACAAATGCAGAAACCCAAGCTAAATTTGGAGCAACTGCGGCAGCAACTCGATACGCACAAGCACAGGCAGCAGTAACTGCTGCTACAAATGCACAAACAGCAGCTCAAATTAAGCTAAATACTGCAACTTCAATTGCAGGGAGACTAGCTAAAGGGGCGTTTGGATTAATTGGTGGGTGGGCTGGAGTTGCAACATTAGGAGTAATGGGATTAGCGGCAGCCTATTCTTATTTTAATAGTAAGGCAGAGGAGGCAAAGCAAAAGCTTGCTGAACAAGCTAAAGTTGCTGAGAAAGCTGATGAGGAGTTAAAAAAATTAACTGGCAATGATAAGGCTAAAGCAGTTAATGATTTAACTACTGCTTTTAATGCACAAAATAAAGCATTAGAGAAATCATCGCGTGCTGTAGGGTCTGCATTAATTGATATCGAGAACTATGCACGAGGAAATAGGGAGGTTGAAAAAATTTCCCAAGAAGCGAGAACTGGAACTATCAGCTATACAGAAGCCATTGAACGTCTAAATAAAATTAAGTTGCCTACAGATCTATATGAAAATCTGAAAAAACAGGCTGCGCAGTATGATGACAATGCATCTAAAGCAAGTTTATCAGCTGAGAAACTTAAATTATTAAGAGTTGAGGTGAAACTTGGAGGTAATGAAGCACAAAATGCGGCAATTCAGCATCAAAAACAAGCGGATGCTTTAGGAAATACTGCTACTGAAGCAGAAAAGGCAACTAAGGCTTTGCAAGATTATCAAGCCAAGCAAAAAGATAGCGTTATTGATTCAATCTATAAATCAGGTTGGCTTGATAAAGGTTACACTGTTGCTCAAGCTAATGCCATTTTAGAACTGCAAAAAGCTAAAGGAATGAGTGCAATTTTGTCTAAAGATGAAATTGATAGCGCACTTAGAAATCTCAAGATCATCGAAGAACAACAGGAGCGAGAAGATAAATTAACTGAAGCTAAAAGAAAGCAGACGCAGGAAATTGAAAAACAAGCAAAACTTACTAAACGCTTGGTCGGTATTTCCGGTCAATCCGGTATTGGTACTGGTCCACATCTTGACGTCCGATATGGTGGCTCATTGTCAGGTCAGAAAGTTTCTAATGAACATCTGGCACGATTACAGGCGGGAGGAAAACCTTTAACTTCCTACAAGATCAGTTCTAATTATGGTCCACGAAAAGCCCCAACTAAAGGGGCTTCTTCATTTCATAAGGGTATTGATTTTTCAATGCCTGAAGGCACACCGATCACGACCAACGTTGCTGTGAAAGATATCAAGACATGGTATGACAGCAAGGGAGGTGGTTATGTCAGTGAAGTGATCTTTGAGGATGGAGTGTCTCTTAAGCTTCTACATCAATCTCCAAAGATGCAGAGCAAGGTGAAAGGTGGTGCAAGTAAAGGAAGTGATAAAGCAGCTGGTGATATTCAATCTCAACTTGAACGTCAACAGGATTTGCAACGGTCACTTGAAAATGAGGTGGCTAGTGAAGTCGGACGGATTAACAATAATAGAAAGGCAAGACTGGAGGATGTTGATAAAGCAAACTTTAGCCCGGAACGTACTGCAGAAATAAAGGCGGAAATAAATCGTCGTGCAGATAATGATATTGCTATAGCCAAACAAGCCCTTAGAACGAAATTGGAAGACTATAAGGAGTTCCAGAAAACCGAGGAGCAGTTACTTGAGGAGAGCTTTAACCGTAAAAAGTTCAATGCAGCTCATGACATTGAATTAAGTAAGTCTGAGCAGAAGCAAGCCGTTGAATTGCTGGAACAGCAAAAACAGCAAGAGTTAGGGTTATTAAAACTAGCTCAGGAACAGCGTTTATTTCAGGCACGTTTATCATTGCTTTCTGAAACCCAAGCCATGCAGGAGAGGTACAGACTCGAACGGGAGGAAATTCTTAAGAATACCAAGCTTTCTATAGAAGAGCGGCAAAAGCTAATCGCATTATCTAAAGCCAATCAGGATAAAGAGACACGCGATAAAGTGAATAATGCTGCTCAAAACGGGGGTAATATCCAAGCCGATATGAATGGTACCGGAGAATTTTTCAGACAGGATCAGGAACGATTTAGCCGTTTAAATGCTGCAAATGATTTAGCAGATAGTCAATTTGCTGCTACTGATCTTGATGAAAAAAATGGTTTAGATGTTCTAAATGCACACATGGAAGCAGGACTCATCAAGCAACAGGACTTCGAAAACCGGAAAACAGCTATCATTCAAGCTGCTCAAGATCAACGTGATCAGATTGCTGCCGAATATGCTCAGAATGCTCAGGATATTGAAGATAAGTATCAACAAGATCGTCTGAATACCATAATTGCTTTTGGTGGGAACATGATGGGTTCACTCACATCGATGTTTGGTTCAATGTTTGGTGAGCAATCGAAAGCATATAAGATTATGTTCGCTGCAGATAAAGCATATGCGATTGCAGCTGCAGGTATTGCCATTCAGCAAAATATTGCAGCAGCTTCAAAAGTAGGTTTTCCTCTTAATTTACCGTTGATTGCTGGGGCGGTTGCTCAAGGCGCTAGCATTATTGCAAACATCCGTGCAATCAAAGATCAAGGCTTTGCTGACGGTGGTTACACTGGATCTGGTAGAAAATATGAACCTGCTGGTATTGTCCATAAAGGAGAGGTGGTCTGGTCCCAAGAAGACATTAAACGCTGGGGGGGAGTTGGTTTAGTTGAGAAAATGCGTAAGAGTGCAAACCCTGAAGCTTTTCTCAATAACAATGCCTCGGCTGATAGTGTCATGCGCCGTGCATTGATGAGTTCTAATGCCTTTATAGAAAGCCAAAAGCAAGCTGACATCTTTAATCAACCGGTTCAAGATACTCAGATTATCTATAAAGGTAATAGAGACACACCTAAGTTGGCGTCTTCGGCAAATTCTGACTTATTCCATGATGGCAAGGTCTACTTCTCATCCAATGGTTTAGTTCAAGATCGATCAAATCTTGAGGATGTTCAAGACTTCACGATAAGTCAAACTTCTCGACCTCAAGCTGAGATTATGCCTTCAATTGAACCTTCTACACCGACAATCAATTTCAAAATTGAAGTGATTAATCAGGTGAGTGGAGCGACAGTTGAAGCTGAACAACTGGATGAGCAAACAGTCCGGATCATTGTTACAGATGAACTGGATAAGCAGCTTCCAAGAAAGGTACCGAAACTTGTAAGTGACCAAATCGCAAATCCAAACTCAACCATTAGTCGGTCTTTGACTGAGAATACGACAGCAAGACGGAATCGTACTTAATAATTTGAACCCTTTTCGGAGGGTTCATTTTCATAATATTTAAATTTCAAGGTGATAGAGTCTATTTGCATTTAAATTGATGGTTATGACATGAAAAAAATAATTGTAATTCCGACAATACTTTTAAGCCTTACGGGATGTGCCATTCCTGCGGTAAATAATCTCGTAAGATCTACAAATATGTATCAAGATGAAATAGCAGGTGATACAGCGAATTTAAGGGTTTATAGAAGTAATGTACCCATGGTGCAGTTCTATATTACTTATCAAAATAATGAGGGTGAAAAAATTTCAAAAAACCTAATAACTAAGCAGATTTCAAATAATTTAACAAAGTATGGCTCTATGCATGAGCCCAAAAAATTAAATATGCCTAAACCCACAATCAGTTTAAATAACGGTGAAGAGTTTTTTGAGTTTAAAGTACCCGCAAATAAGAAGTTAACTTTCAGGCTTACTTCTGTTATTGGGTCAACTACTATGTATAGTTGTGATGTAAAAATGGACTATCAGTTGGAAAGAAATGGAAATTATGAATTGATCCGCTTAAAACAGATCAAAGATTTTGTGAGTCCAGCTTTACTGACTGAACCATCTCAAGATGAAGCCTACTGCAAGTTTGTAGTAAAAGAGATTTTTGAAGATGGTAAAGAAACTATTATTAAATCGATTTCTTAATGTTAAATCGTTTTTGTAATTAATTTAAATATCTAAAACTTATTTCATCAAACCACCCTTCGAGGTGGTTTTTTATTACCTGAAGGAAAGTTATGTACAAGTTAAAGCTAAATCCTCAGACCAGCGGCTATGGCGTAACACCGGGTGATGATGTGAAACGTCAGCAGATGGATGGCGGTCGTGGTCGCTATTACATCGATGTAAAACGTAACAGCCACATTGTTGATGTGAACTGGAATTTAAGTAAAACCGATTTCAATAAAATGATGGCTTTCTGGCGGGTCTACCAGAACAAACCAGCCTCATTTTATGCGGATTTGGTGATTGATCAGGGAACACGTCAGCAATACCTGTGTAACTTCATTCCGAACTCGTTCAAGACCAATGAAGTTAATGGCAATCTTTACCGGGTAAATGCTCAGCTCGAAGTTGTTCAAAACCAGCCTAACCTGAATGCCGATATAGCATTAATTAAAGATTGGGAGGTCTAATGGATAACGAATATGCCGAATTCTTTTTCAATCGAAAAGTTGATATTTATCAACTGGAATGTATTGAACTCTCACACCCTTCTTTTATGAATACTTACCGGGTAGTCCGTAATGATGACCGAGGGGTGTATGTTCAGCACAATGAAGGTGAAGGGCAGGTGCTTTATGAATACCTGCCTATGACAATTCAAAGATCCGGAATGCTGGGCGATCTAGACCAGACTTTAACAGTCTCTATTTCAGGTCTTGGTGATATTTTGCCGGATGAGTTTGAACGGGTAATAGAAGGTCAATTTCCGGATGTAAAACCAACAGTTAATTATCGGCTTTATAGTTCAGATAATTTAAATACACCGATGCATTATCTGCTTGGCTTACAACTCGCCGGTGTTTCAATGAACCATAAAGCTGTGACGTTCAAAGCTGAATCTCCACGATTAAATACCGCTAAAACTGGAGATATCTTTGCACTAGACCGCTTTACTGGTCTCAAGGGGGCTATATGAAAAGTCATGATCATTTGCTTGATAGACAATATGACGAGGAAAACTACAACTGTGTTCATTTTGCTCATGAAGCTGCATTGGATCTATATGGAATAGACCGGGTGGAAGCACTTGAATTTTTTATGAAGCCTATTAAAGAAAAGGTATTTCTACCATCAAGGTTAAAACTTTTAAATCCACTGCCCATGCCCAAGGAAGGCTGCATAGTCGCCTTTCACTCGAGATACCGAAACAAGCCCCCACATGTGGGGCTTTTTCGTTTGGGGCGTATTTTGCATTTGCAGGAATCAGGCGTTTCATGGATGCCAATTCAAGTCGTTCAAGCATTTGGATTTAATCGTGTGAGTTTCTATGATTAAGATTATTTATAAACAAGACCCTTTATCCGAAGACAAAACAATTGAACACGCTGAAACTTTGGGTCAATGGCTTACTTCAAAATATGACCATATGCCTGAGCATGTCCGTATTTTTCATACCATAAGCAATATGGATCATGCGGAAATTTCATTTGCGAATGAAGTCACACCGAAGAATGCATATGAATTAAAGCAGCTTGATTTCTTGCCAGGCACTTTCATTGTAATTGAGAATCCCAAGGGTATAGACCCCATAACTCTAGCTTGGATAGCGGTTGCTTCTATAGTTATGGGTGTGGCTGTTGCATTATTAATGCCTGTGCCCTCAATTACCCAAACCAACCAGAATAACAATCAATCCTCGTCTGCAAATAACGAATTATCAAACCGTGAAAATAAAACTCGCGTAAATGGTCGTATCGCAGATATTTATGGTGCCGCTCACGATACCCCTGATCTGATTACTGTGCCTTACAAGGTATATGAAAACAATGTCGAAGTAGAGCATGTTGTTGGTTGTATTGGTCGTGGTCACTATAAAATTAACGGTGCATATGA